TGCAGATGAGTATGGCCAGGGGCCAATTTCAAAACCTGCTACTACTGTTGCTCGCGTTGCAGGCGCACTTAGTAAAGTTCCCTTCATTGGGAATTTCGCTAGAGCTACAGAGATCGGGGCAAAGTCTTTGTCTTCGGTCGCATCTTTGTTTGGTTATTCAGCTCCTACAATGTTAGATAAGTCACAATACATTCCTGTGGCGAAGAATACATTTGCTGTGACCAACCTTCCGTCAGATAATTCTAAACTTTCTTTGGATTGTAAACAAGAAGTTTCGATTGACCCAGCCATTTTGGGTCTTAATTCCGACGACGAGATGACCATCACCGGCATTGCCAGTAGGGAGAGTTACCTCTCCAATTTTAACTGGCGAACTACTAGTGTCGAAGAAGAGTTGCTCCACAATTACTACGTGGACCCATGTCAAGCAAGATTGTATATCAATCCTGACTCAGAAGACGAAACTCACATGACCGCACCTTGTGTTGCTGCACTGCCCTTCAGATATTGGAGAGGAACTATGAGATTTAGGTTTCAAATCGTTTCATCAGCATACCATAAAGGTCGTCTCAAGTTCGTTTACGACCCCCATGGTGGTGCTGCTTCTTCTCCATACAATACAGCTTACACTCATGTGCATGATATAGAGGAGTCAACTGACTTCACCATTGACGTGGGATGGGGCCAGCCTGATATGTTTGTTCAACACGTACCGAATGAACTAATTGGAAATTCTGGTTACGCCTTCGCTACAGTTCCGTTGCCCCACGCCAGTCACTCTAACGGAGTTCTCAGTGTTTATGTAGTTAATCAACTTACCGTCCCGAATAGCATCGTTTCCGACAATGACGTCCAAGTTAACGTCTTTGTTTCTATGCTAGACGATTTTCAAGTTGCACAACCTACTTCCGATGTATTCCGATGGAGATTGACCTCTGAACCCATAGTTTTGCCTGCTAACTTTGTGGCCGAAGCAGGTACAGAATCACAAGAAATGGTAGAAGGTGAAGGACAAGTCAATGATCCTGAAACCCTCACCACATTTGCATCTCCGGCATCTGATGAGCCTAATATAAATCACCTCTTCTTTGGAGAAACTGTTGGTTCTTTTAAACAGTTAATGAAAAGATTTACGCTCCATGAAGTGTTTTATAACGCACCACCCGCTGGGTATTCTCTAATTACCAATGAGAGAACAGCTTATCCAGTTATGGGTGGATACTATCCAGATGTCGGTGGTACCTTGCAAATCGATGTGGGTCGATCTGAACCATATACCTTTCTATCTACAAACATTATCAACTTTCTATCCCCATGCTTTGGAGGATGGAGAGGTTCTTTTCGATGGTGCGTAGATGCCACAGAGGCAGCGAGTTCTTCAGAAAACTTTGCTTACAACTCATATTCGTCTTCTCGAACCGACGTTTCCAGGTTGTGGAGAACCGCTACCACGCTCCCTGATCCCGGGAGCAACATAACCCCAGCTTTGCTCTTAGAGAACTTAGCTCCACCTTCCTTTGATGGGTCCACAAGGTGGTCAAATTTAGTGAACCCCATCCATACGTTCGAGGTACCTTTTTATTCGAACCTCCGCTTTCTTAATCCACGCCGATTGCCCAACTTCTCTTCTACGGGAAATCTTGAACCCGGCTATCGTGTTGATGTGATAAATAGCGCTCCGACAGCTCCCGGAGAACGTATTAACGTCGCCTACAATTATGTTTCGACAGGCGAGGACTTTCAACTGTACTTTTGGTTGGGTCCTCCTGTCTTTTACAAAGAATTGTCATTACCAGGCAACTAGAGTAGCAACATCTTTCCAACTTTTGGAAGGATGTTGCTGAGTAGCACCGTGATCTTTTGATCGCGTACACCGTTCTATACGACGGTGCTCTTAGCGAGTAGACTCATCCGGATTCACGCCCGGAATGTTTAATTAGTGTGTTTCACTCGGGGAGAGTCCCCCGTACGGTACGAACATAAATTGTATCGTGAAGCAGTGTTTGACCTTGAAGTCCTATTCTTTTATCTCAGCGCTGCTGAGAGTTTTGTTTAGACTCAATTTCATGTATTGC